TGGAGTTACAGGAATAGCTGGGAGTATAGGTTTTACGGGATCAACAGGGGCACAGGGTAATACTGGTTTAATTGGCCCTACTGGTGACAATGTGATTTGGGAAGTTGAATATGTCAGCCTAACAGGTGGGCATATTATAAATAAATTTTTACTTCTTTCTTATATTCCTCAAGTAAAGAAAAATGTGACTTTAGACATTATAGAGGGTGGTCCTCAAAGTTTTGAGGTTGATTATACAGTGGACAATATAAATACACAAAAGTTGGGTTGGAGTGGATTAGATATGGACGGCCTATTAATAGAAGGAGATGAATTAAGAATAAGTTATATGAGGTTCTTTTAATTTTTTATTACGATGCAAGTATGCATCAGCTTATTAGACAACTTTGGAGGTAATGGAATGTCTAAGACACTAGCAAGACTTATACATAAGGATGCTCAGTCCTTAACAGGGGCAACAAATCTAGAGGTATATATTGATCCCTCTGGTGCAATAAAGAAAAGCGCAGCGGGTCTTGATATTAAAGACAGTGGTATAACTAATGGTATGCTGGCTGGTAGTATTGCGAATACTAAACTGGCTGGTGGTATTACTGGTGGTCAACTCGCAAGTAGCACTATTACAGATAGTGAACTTAGCTCAACTTATATTAAAGCTAATGGCTCAGTTGCCTTTACTGGCGATCAGTCTATGGGTCATAATCGTCTTACGTCTGTTATAGCTCAGTCCTATTATGATGCAATGAGCCTTGGAGACTTTACTGATTACTATACCCAGCTTAATAGGTTTAGTGCTGTTATTGGTGTTCATTATATGAAAGGGACAGCAGGTGCTCCAACTGGTACTGCAACTAATGGAGAACTTTGTTATAACACGAATGAAAAAAAACTTTACACTTATACAACTGGATGGGATGCTGGGGTAGTTCTTTTCCCAGGTCAAGTTCTATGGCATAATGTAAGTGGTACTGATACTTCAGGTGATTCTGGAATATTTACAGCTACTGGTTATGGTTATCAGCTTGTTGATGAATTTGATAAGACGTCCCATCGAACAATTGAAAACACTGCTGATAATAATGGTTTCTACTTCTTTATCAAACAGAGTTCAAAAGATTATATACTTGAGGCTACATATTACGCTAATGGTTCAGAGTGGGTAAGAATAGCTTATATTAAAGCTGATGGTACAGTGCCGATGGCTGCTGATCTTGCTATGGGCGATAATAAAATTACTGGCCTAACTGCCCCTACAGATAATCAAGACGCTGCTAATAAAGAGTATGTTGATAACAAGGTAACTGAAGGTGTAGATGCTGGAACTGGTTTAACAGAAAATGGTGTTACTCTTTCTGTTAATCTAGATGATTCAACCGTTGGTGTTACAGCAGCGGATATCATTCATGTACTTGATGCTGGTATAACTGAAACTCAATTGGCTACTTCAGTAGCAGGAACAGGTATTGTTGGTGGTGCTGGTAGTGCATTGGCAGTTAACACAGATGATACTACTTTAACAACTTCTGGAGATCAGATTGTTATTAAAGACGGTGGGGTAGATGAAGATGCCCTTGCAGCCTCTGTTGCTGGTGCTGGACTTACTGGTGGCGCTGGTAGTGCATTGTCTGTACAGGTTGATGATTCTAGTATTGAAATCAATGTTGATACACTCCAGGTTAAAGCTGGCGGTATTACTGATGCAATGCTTGATGTTAGCTATATCCAGGCTAACGGATCTGTTGCTTTTACTGGCACTCAGTCAATGGGTACCAATTTACTTACAAATGTTTTAGCTCCAGTATCTAGTACAGATGCTGCTAATAAAGCATATGTTGATAACCTTATAAATGGAATTTCATGGAAAGAGCCAGTACTTTTAGGTGTTAATTATGTTGGTACGACAGCTCCAACTGGAACAGGTGCAACTGCAGGTGAATGGGCATTTGATGAAGTAGCTAGTGAATTATGGCAATATGTTAGTGGTGCTTCTGGTTGGGTAAATGATGATAATGGTAAGTTATATGTTGATGGAGATAGAGTTCTATGGTCTACTGGTGGTGTTGATACTTCTGGAGACGCAGGTGGATGGACTGCTAATAAAAAGATTTATCAATACAATACAGTTGGTGGCATAACTGGTATTACTCCTGAAGAAGGATGGGCTGTATTAGCTTTAGATGATGGCTTAGAGAGTTATCTAACTATAAATGCAGGTTATGTTTTTGAGCTTAATGGGAATTGGGTTCAGTTTACTGGTTTTGGCCAGGTAGATGCTGGAGACGGACTTGGCAAAAATGGTAATACCATTTTTGCCAAAGTTGATACTGATACTATGCAAATCTCTTCAGATTTAATTGGTGTTAAGGATGCAGGTATTAGTTCAACTCAACTTGCAGCTTCTGTCGCTGGCGCTGGTCTTACTGGTGGTGCTGGTTCTCCTCTTGCAGTTGGTGAAGGCAATGGTATATTGGCCCTTGCGAATACTGTAGCTCTTACAGGATTAACTTCTAACTGGGATCTTGGAAATACTTTTAAGATCACTGGTGTTACCAATCCAAGTAATGATACTGATGCTGCTAATAAAGCATATGTTGATGCTCAGGTTGGTGGAGCTAATAGCCGTATAGTAGAACAATTTGTACTTGCTGGTGGAGATATCACAACTGCTGGTGTAACCCTTGCTAACACTCCTACTGCTGCTTCAGACGTAGTAATGCATGTTAAAGGTGGACCTCATCAGTACTATGGTGATGATTTTACAGTAACTAGTGACTTCGTAGGCTGGACTGCACTGGATCTAAACGGTGTATTGACTGCCGGAGATAAACTAACAATCGTATATAGTATTTAATCTATATATAAAAATGGGGGACGAGAGGGATAGCCTTTCGCCCCCCAATTAACTAGTAAGAATTAACATTTATAAGGTGGTCCGATATGGCTAAGTTGGTAAATAAATTTATTACTAACAGTACAATAGAAGAAAATAAGTTGTTAAATACTTATATTCGTTCTGATGGTTCAAATCTTTTTACTGAAAATCAGTCAATGGATTTTAATATGTTAACTAGTCTTACAGGACCAACTTCAGATAATGATGCTGCAAATAAAGCCTATGTAGATATCCAGGCTGGTGGTGCAGCTTCAACAGGTACGTCTTCAAATTCTTATGAAATAAATAATGATGATGATGATGTAACTGCTGTCCTTAGGTTTAATAAAAATTCTATAATTGGCACTATATCATGGGATGGGACAGATTTAATAACTAGTTCTCATTTGAATATTGGAAGTAACAACTTAATATCAACAGGCGATTTATCAAATGGCACTTATTCAGAAACAGTAACAGAAATATTAGGTCATCATAATAGTACAGCAATTACAGCCACGTTGCCACAAGGGGCACTTAAATCCATTAGTGGAAACGGTAATCAGGTTACTTTAGCTGTAAATCGTGGAGCGAATGAATATGAACCATTCGTTGTTGGTAATAGCAATGGCACTATTGAATTTGTAAATAATACCTATAGGGATTCGGCTGGGACTATGAAAATGGCCAATACTGGTATGGGCTGTAATATAGCTATGTTATTCAATGGAGACATTTACCTTTATTCTTCTACCTCTGTGGTTGCTGGTGGAGCATGGGCCCCAAGGCTGCTTGTAAAATATGACCAGTCAGATAATGACTTTACAGTTAGTTGTGATGTGGATCTGGGATCTAATGATATAGTTTCAACTGGTGATGCTTCATTTACAACTTTGGCATCGACTGGTGCCCTTGGAACATCAAACCACGGGTTTATTGATGCATTGAAGGTTACAGGAATAAGTACAACAACATATGATTATACTGGTACGGCTTTTGATACTGGTATTTGGTGGATTTCGGTTATGTATACAGACAGTAGTTCAGCAAATTCTGTTGTATTTTGTAGAATTGGAAACGGTTACACTACAACTATGCCGTCGAGTTTAACAGCAGATTCTCCAAGGATTATAATAGATGGTGTTAATGATCATATAACAGCATATCAAAACGGTGCTTACAGAACAATTACACAGGTTGAAGGTTATAGAGTCGCATAAGGAGAGATTATGAAGTTTTACTACGCAATCACTATAACAGATAAAACATTTAATATACAACCTATCGAAGATGGATGTATATCGCAAGCTAATAGTTTACAAAGCCGAGGAGCTAAAATTGTTCGTGGTAGTGATATACAAGAATTTTCCTCTACAATAGATCATTTGATTTTGGCAAAAGACGCTGGATTCAGAACTCCTGTGTTTGGTGCCACTGTAACAGAAAACGGCATGGATGTTACAGCTTTGACAGAGATTAACGAAATAACAGAGGCAGAACTTGCAGAGCTTTCCGAATCTGAACAAGAGAATATAATCGCATCTAAAGTAAAATATCAATCATTACTGGATGAAGATACAGAAAAACAAAGTGATGATGATATTTTGCAAAACAGTACAGATATTAGTGAAGTACGTGACATATTGATAAAGCAAGGGCTAATTCCTGCCATATAAATCTCGTAAATTAATAGACAAATATTAGATAAGTAATAAAAGTATTATTTTTTAATAGAATACGTCTTTTTATTAAGTCCTTCTCTTTTGAGAGGGACTTTTAAATTTTCCATATTTTTAAACTAATTTATTTTTATTCTTATATAAAGGGAAAAATATGGGCTTTATTAATCCAATATATGATTTTGATCAAGGTCTTACAGGGCCAGTAGGGGTAACTGGACCAACTGGTTTAGGTTCTCCTGGTTCCACAGGTATTACGGGGGCTACTGGTTTTGGTTTACCTGGATTTACAGGTTCAACTGGTTCTACCGGAATTACAGGTGCCACTGGCACAACAGGTTCTGCCGGAACTACTGGAGATACAGGCCCAACGGGCCTTCAGGGTGATGCTGGAGACGCAGGTTCCACCGGAACAACAGGTGCCACAGGCACAGCAGGTTCAACTGGTTCTACCGGAAATACTGGAGTTACGGGTTCCACTGGAACAACAGGTGCCACTGGCACAACAGGTTCTACTGGGAATGCTGGTGTTACAGGTAGTCAGGGTGATGTTGGTTTTACAGGATTTACTGGTTCTACTGGAGTAACTGGTATAGATGGTTCTACCGGAACCACAGGTGCCACTGGTACAGCAGGCTCTACTGGAGTTGCTGGAAATACCGGAACCACAGGCCTTCAAGGCGATGCTGGAGTTACTGGTTCCACAGGTATTACGGGGGCTACTGGTACCACAGGCATAACAGGCTCTACTGGAGTTGCTGGAAATACTGGAAATACAGGTCCAACGGGCCTTCAGGGTGATGCAGGGGTTACAGGTTCAACAGGCATCATTGGTACAACAGGAATAACAGGGTCTACTGGGTTAAGAGGTTATCAGGGTTTTGATGGAACAGATGGTGCTCCCGGTGCTACAGGAGCGGGAGAAACTGGTGCCACTGGCAATACTGGACCTATAGGTCCTACTGGTGGTGCTTGGTTTGATGGTTCAGGTATTCCTTCAGGTAGTTTAGGTTATGATGGAGATTATTATTTAAATACTGATACTGGTGATATATATCAAAAACAAAATGGTACATGGGTTCAAGTTGGGAATATTAAAGGACCTACAGGTGTAACTGGAGCTGGAACCACAGGCTCCACTGGTATAACTGGTTCTACTGGAAACACTGGGACTATTGGAAATACTGGTATAACAGGCCTTCAGGGTGATGCTGGAACCACCGGAACCACTGGTGCCGATGGCACAACAGGCTCAACTGGAATCGCTGGAACCACCGGAACCACTGGTGCCGATGGCACAACAGGTTCAACTGGAATTGCTGGAACCACCGGAACCACTGGTGCCGATGGCACAACAGGTTCAACTGGAATTGCTGGTTCCACCGGAACCACTGGTGCCGATGGCACAACAGGTTCAACTGGAATTGCTGGTTCCACCGGAACCACTGGTGCCACAGGAGCTACAGCACTAGTTGAAGATTTGGCTTGTGTTCAGGTCCATCGTACATCTGATTTTACAATTCCGGCTTCATGGGGAGATGTTCCTTTCGACTCTACTGATGTTGAAACAGATTTAGATATTCTTGAACACAATGGTGTTAATACAGACAGAATTGATATTAAAGAAGATGGCACATACCAAATAGCATTTCATGCTCAAATAGTTTATGGTGACAGTGATTCATATAGTGGTCGAATTTTCATAAATGATACAACTATTTTGGAACCTAGTTTAATTAGTTTAGTAGATAGTAATGACTCACATATCGTAGGTAATGACTCACATATCTTAAGTAATGACGTTATTGGCGAGTTTTCATCAGGTGATTATATTACTCTCCAATTAGAGGGTGGAGATGGTACAGATGTAGCACAGAACTTAAATTTAAATATCGTAAAGCTTGAAGGAGCTAAGGGAGATGCAGGAATTGTTGGTGCTACTGGTGTAACTGGGCCTGCTGGCGCACCAACTGGTGCTACGGGACCAACTGGTGCTACGATTGATTATGTAAATGCTGATTGGGATATAACTACTGTAAAAGAGGGTTTGGATGATCTTACCGAATACGCTGACGAAACTAGAGGCACAGGTAGAATTTCACCAGAGACAGTTTTAGCAATAAATTTTCCTCCTAGCCGAACACAAATTGCAGTAGCTGCTGGTATTGGATATATAAACTATGATGGCTATCATAGAAAGATATCATGGGATGCAGAGGTTATATCTTTCGTAAGTGAAGCAGAAGGAACATATTATATTTATGTTGATACAACTGGTTCAGTTAATTATGCAGCTACAGAGCCAAATAATTATCAAAATATATTTTTAGGTTTTATTTATTGGCCTGGCTTTTATTCTATCGGTACAGTAACTCAATGTGGATGCATAATAGATCAATCAATTAATAGGATTGTTGATTATACTCAAAGAATGGGAGCATTCATTTACGATCAAGGGGGCTTGGTCGCACATGTGGGAGCTACAAATTCTACTCAGATAATCAGTACTTTATGTACTGCTCAATGGGGTTTAATGGATTATCAATTGAGTGAGATAGAATCAACAGATTTCAATTATTTTGTATGGTACAAAACAGCAGATGAGGGATGGAATAGAGATGTCTACAATTATATCGAAGAGGCTGGTAATGTCCCAACAGATAGATATAATGATATGACAGGTCTAAATGGAGCTACGGCTCCAAGTGTATTTTTTGCAGATGGTAGTACAGCAGTATCTTCTACTAATGATTTAACTTCCCAAATATCTGTCGGAAATTACATTTATTTTTCTACTGACACTTCGATTTTTCAAAATAAAGTAGAGGGCATTACATTCACGGGTGGTAATACAGAAATCGTTTTAGGTACTTCGTATGGGGCTACTGGTGGTACAGGTGAAGCAACAATAATCACTGCTATAGAAGGTCTGTCAGATTCATACTATGTGAAACATTTATTGTTACGCACCCTAGATGACAATATGCATTTAGTATATGGACAGCAACAATATCCAACTCTTGCTGAGGCTGAAATCGCAGGGATACCAGAAATCCCAGGAGCTGTATCTCAAGCTTCATTAAAAATGGCCTATTTGCTATTCCAAGAAGGGGTAGAAGGATTCTCTGGCGACAATAAGATCCAAGATATAAGGCCGCTACCATTTTATGACAGAATAGGTGGAAGCCAGGGTGAAGGAGAGCTTACAAGTCATTCTGATTTATCAGGACTTGCTAATGATGATCATTTACAATATCTCTTAACAACAGGTGCTAGAGATTTACTCGGTATTCAACAGTATGCTTTACATCCAACTTTTACATCTGACACAGATTTGGTGGATAAAAAATATGTTGATGACAACAGCTCCCCCTTTGGGACTGAATTTCAGGAGGCTTCTTCTGAAGCTGAGAGTTCAACTACGAGTGATGTTTACCAGCAAAAGCTTCGTCTTACTACTAGTTCTTTACCAAGTGGGGATTATCGTATTGGGTGGTATTGTGAGGTATGGGCAACAAATGCTGATGATTATTATGCTCGTGTACAAATTAATGATACTACCACAATAATGGAGCATATAGAAGAAAATGAGAATATTAGAAATAGACATGCTTTAGGTGGATTATATCATTTAAATACCTCTGGAGTCTTGAATATTGACATTGATTATCATTCTGAACAAGGTACTTCTAATATTGCATATATAAGACGGGCAAGGCTTGAAATTTGGAAAACTTCATAAAGTAGGAGATGAATATGGCTGTTACAAAATACACATATAGCATAGCTAACGATACTTTAAACGGTGCTGTTAATACAGAAAAATTAATAATACAAATTCAGGTATCTTCTATCTCTGGTGTTTTGAGTTATGTTAATACTGATTTAGGCGAAGACACTATTGATATATGGTTTGAATCAGGATTAAGTAGTGCGGATGAAACAGCTCTTAATGGGGTAGTCGCTGAGCATGATGGCGTAGCAGAAGATTGGCAAACTGTATTTCAGATAGATGATGTTTTAGAATCTAGTACTACTTCAGATAGTTATATTACTAAACTTTCAATGCCGTATTCCAGTATTAAAGCAGGAAAATATAGGTTGTTTTTTAGTGCTGAGGTTAAAGGGTCGGCATCAAATAGAAAATCTTATTTTAAGGTTTTAGATGGAACTTTAGAAATAAATTCTTATGTATTCAAAACGGATGATTACAAGCCTATTTCTGGATTCCATTTTATTGATTTTAATGCAAATGATTCTGGTGTTATATATTTTAATTATAAAACACAAAAGAGAGCTACGGCGTATATAAAAAGAGTTAATATATTAATGGAAAAAATAGATGATGGAGGAGAAAAATGGCAGCAACCAGATACGAATACAGCATAAGCGAAGATACAGCCAATGGGAAAGTCTATCCAACTTCTTTAGAAGATGAGATTGGGGAATCTTCAATAATAATAGCTTTTGGCTATATTGCTACATCGGGAAATACACTTGAAATTTGGATGAAAGCAGCTTTGAGTGAAGCTGAGAAAACAACTCTTGATGGTGTAGTTGCTGCACATACTGGAATCGTTCCAGATGGTGATAATCCTAGGGATCAGAGCGGAAAAATTCGTGTTCAACAGACACCTCGTCCGTTAGGTCTGGATACTTATTTCTGTGGCAAGGGTGATGATTCGAGTGATGTTACAAAAATTGGCTATGGGCAACAAATGATGTTTAATCATGTTGCAGGGGCTACAGGAGCTACAAATCCAGAAAAATTATTGATAGATTTCAATATTGTTGAAAATAAGACTTGGCTTTATCGCGGGTATGTAGGTGTAAGTGGATCTCAAATTGGTGATACCGTTGCTATGGGCATAGTTCCAAGAGTAACTGCTGGCCAGGCTGCAACAGGTACTAATTATTATCTTGCTAATGGTTATTCAATCATACCAATTGAGGCTGCCGGGGGTCAACCTGGTTATGGTAATTTTGAAATTACAGGTGGTCTAACAGGTGCAATACAAAGTCCAACAGGTGGCTTAGTTTATATGCCGCTAACAGATCTCGGAGTAAGGCAAATAGCATACTGGAACGCTACGTGGGATTCTACTACAAAATCATATACAGGGGTAACAGCGGCTCCATTAGGGGACGGTTATTACAATATGTTTGCGGTACAAGTGGCATTAAAAGAATTTGTTCATGACTTAAATTTACCACCAGGATTCCCATTGTGTAAAGAACTCATATCTAATGACACTGCACAGATGGGGCAGGGAATGAGACTCTTGATGGAGCTTGGTATTTATGGTGAAGATCATGATGTTGATGTAGTCATAAACTTGATTATGCATCGTAAGAAAACGGCAAGTTAAAGGGGCGGTAAAATATGTTAGAAATGCGACCTGGTGATATAGTCCTATTTAGGAACAAGCATCAATTTAGGTTTAAGTTTCTTATCAATTGGTTTATTAGAAAGTTCCAATGGTTGAGTGGAGGAAATCGAGAAGATGCTCGTTGGACTCATGCTGGAGTTCTTATAGATCCTAAATATCTCATGATGGTAGAAGCTGTTAATGAAGGTGTCATAAAGTCTTATGTTGATATTTCGAAATATCGTGAACATTATTATCATATTATTTTTCGTCCGAAGGGTGCTACAGTTCAGCAGGGAGAGCTCGTAGCTAAAGAAGCTCTTCATCTTGCTGAAATTCATGCTCCTTATGATAGGCGAGCTATAGCTAATATGGCTGAGGATGTTATAGAAAAAGTCTTTTTCGGAGTTGATGTGCGTAAAGAAACAATGTTGGATCAGAATCCGAGAAAATTTTTCTGTATAGAAGTAGCAACGGTTTGTTGGAATAAAGCTAAAGGACAGATTACAGAAATAATGGGATTTAAAGACCCAAGCCAAATAACAGGTTCTGATATGGCAAAAAAAATAAATTTGTTTAATGTTGTTTTTTCAAATTATCCTGGTATTGAGGCTTTACTTAAAGAGGATTAATATGACAATGAAAGCCAGATTTCGTAATCCTGCTGAACCAGATTCCTTCACGAATGTTGAGGATCGTACTATTACGATTCCCAAAATGTTTGGAGGGCCTCCTGGAGATGTAGATTATTATAATCTTCGTCTTAAGTTAAAGGTTCAACAATTGATTACATCTGGTGGGATTGTTTCTGTGTCTGATGGGACTAGGGAAGAAAATGCTTCAAGCCCATATGATATGAGATACTTTATTCCTGGTAAAAGGAATACTAAACCTTATCCTCTTCCTCCTCTTAATCTGCATGTTTTTTATCCATTTATAGGAGGAACTTTTGATCTTAAGTGGACGAACCCTAGAATGATTCCGGCTAATACAGAAAGATGTATAGTTGGAGTAAATATCTATAGATCTTTTAATAGTGAAGCTGGACCATATTTTAGGTTAAACACAGCTCCTGTTACAGAATTATCTTATAGAGATTTTACAAGTGTTCAGTTATTCCATGAAAGATTAAGTGGTAGAGATTTAATAAGAGATGATGAGACTCCTCTTCAAGAGATTTCTTTACAATTAAAGAATACTCCTGTGGTTATTCCTAATTCTAGGGCAATGATTATTAGTCCCTATATGAGTACTACAGATAATCCCAGGCATATTGCTGTAACTATAGATGGAAAGCCTTATTTAGTAAAATCTCTAAGTGGTGCAGATGGAGTGGTTAAATTAGATCGTTGCTTTGATATTGATTTGAGAAGACAGAGACCTGTAAGGGCCCCTGAGATCCAAGATAGTTCTGTAGTTGATGTTTTCTATTATGGGTTTAAAAATATTATCCCTACTCATCTAGACCAGAGGATTTTTTATAAAGTTACTTCAGTAGATGAAGAAGGTAATGAAACTCCCCTGGATAGGGTTAAAGCTGTTTCTGCTAAAGAAATTGAAAAAATTGATTGGATTTGGCGAGAAGCTATAAAGAGAAATCGTTTCTTGCTTTTCCAGGGTGGCGAAAGGGCCATGGTTTTTATAAAAAAGAGTATGGGGGAAACTTGTAGTTGTGGAGATGTGGCTACAACTACTTATGCTCAGACTAAATATGATTGCCCCAATTGTTTCGGAACAGGTTTTAAGGGAGGGTATGAGGGTCCTATTTCAGTAATCATAGCTCCTTTTGAAACTGAAAGAACCATCTCTTATACAGAGACAGGTGCAAGACTTAATGTTATTCCTAGCAGCTGGACAACGAATTTCCCTCTTTTGAGAATGAGAGATTTCCTGGTTCGACAAAATGGAGAAATATATAAGTTTGGCCCTATTCAATTTATTGATATGAGGGGAGCTACTCTCCAGCAACATTTTACATTGAACTATTTGGATACAACTTCTATTGAATATAATTTCGTCCTTAAAAAATTATATAATAGTTATCCTATTGTTGCTATGGAAACAGATCATCGAGAAATTCCAGAAACAAGAGAATTAACAGGCCGAACAATTACGTTCGAGAATATTATGTATTAGTTAATTCTATTAGTTAATCATTAGTTAATAATATGGCTGATTTCTTAGAAACGATTAAAAATAAAATAATTGTTTCCCTTGCAAAAAAACTCACTAGTTTAATCCATAAGGGCTTTGAGGGAACCTATTTGGCGAGTTTAATCCCTAGTACTGGGTTTTTTGCTGATAGGGGAGGAATAAGTTTCAAATATAGCAAATATGTCTTGAAGGATATATATGAGACCTCTATAAGCCAGAAAGACGATTCCTATGAGTTTAAGGCTAATTATGATGATATCCCTTATAATTTTTTAAAGTTTAGTGGCCCTAATAGTCTTCAAGTAAAATCTTTAGATTTAAAGAATTTTCAAAATGTTAAGCGGATAACTAAACGAATGACCTCAATAGAAAGTAAAAGAATTAAGTTTGCAAAAAAGATTAAAAAGATCGCTGGACGTTCTATATCCACTGATTTAAATTCTAAATTATCTAGAAGAGTTAAAAAATTTGCCCGTTTTGGTAAACGTTTAGATTTTGAAGCAAGGCAGAGACAACAACATGGGAAACAAATTGAAATGTTCTCTTCCTCAGGTTCTTATGATGATTTTGTAAAAGGCTTTGCTAGACAAATTATATATGCCTTAACGGGTAAGAAGTGAGAAAAGGAGCGATATGGAACAGCAGCAAGTAGTTAATGTTGTAGTTAGAGTTGTGGGTGGGTTAGAGATTAAAGGGGTCAAATATGCTTTTGGGCAAATAGTATGCCTTATGACAAGTGATCTATCTGAGCGTAGGATTAAAGATTATCTTAAACTTAGAATGATTGTTAAGACCAGAGGGAAGGTTTTTGCTCCTCGTAGAGATCCTGTAAGAGATGCTTTGAAATTAAAAAAGGTATCTTCAAATAAAAAACTAATGCCACAAAATATTCAGAAACCTATTCAGAAGTCGATTGCGCCTACAAAGCCTATCACAAATATTAATATTGTAGATGCAGTGAAAATAAAACCTGTAGAGGTTGGAAAAAAAGGAATAAAGCCTCTTGTTAAAGAAAAAGAAGAAAAACAGGTGAAACCTAAATTAGTTTCTGCAACGAGGGAAAGGATCTTAAGTAATAAAAGACCAGTAGGTATGGATGAATTAGTTAAGAAATTAGAAACAGAAGATAAATCTGATGAGGAGACAATCGTTTAATGGCTATTGATAGTCTTAGTGTACAACCTGTATACATTTACAATTGGATGCTACGTGAAGTAAAGCATAGGATTGTTCTTGAATTAAGAGATGCTTTTAGCAGGCATCCGGCTTATAAAAAAGTCTGGATAAGTACTCGTTATCCTCTTTTGCATGAAAATGAAAAACATGTTCTTATAGTCCGTGGAGCTTCTGCATCTCATCAAAATCTTCAGGCAGCCCATTTTATGGGTACATTAAAAACTCATGTTGCATTAGCCAGGGTTGCCTCCGGTCGTTCAGGTAAAGATCATGTAGTACAGCATAGACCTAACCATTCAATTGAATGGGTTAGAGAAGACACAGTAAATCTTCACAACTTGGCTCCTGGTGGCATTTATTATGTAGAGATTACAAATGTTGATCAATGGGAAGATGATCCTGCCTGGGAATCTCCTGCAGGTGATGACAGAGAAGCCTATTTTGTAAAAACGGCTACATTCTATGTAGATCAGATTTTTGAAGAATTGAATGATGTTTTGATTGCTGCTTGGAAAAAGGGTGATCCAGATACTTTTGAATTTAAGAATTGTCCCATCCCCGAAACACTTAAAGTTTTTATGGGGCAGAGTCTTTTAGTCCAGGGAAATGATTATCTATGGTCTCCTGGAACTAAAACAATACAGATTGTTAATCCCGCTAAAAGAGCTATTTACAGAGCCTCTTATAATTATGACGGTGAATCTTATGGGCCTTTTACGGTATCCGAGAATGAATTTCATAGTACAGCTATTCCAGGAGTTATTTTAGCTTTTGGTAATAGAATTACTGAAGGAGATAAGCAAGCAGTTATTATAACTGAGGAAAGAGAGCTTGGAGCCTATGTTCGAGGTGGCTTCTGGGATATGTCCATAGAATTTGAGGTTAAAGCCCAGGACACTATCCAGGAGGCAGAGATAGCAGATTTTGCTGCTTTTGTTCTTGTCGCTGAAAAGAAAAGGCGTTTAGAGATGTTTAACATCTGGATTAGAGAACCAAGTATCGGTGGTGAGTCTGAAGATACTGAAGATGAAGGTTCTCAGGGCCTCAATTATAAAGCTTCTATGAGTATTCCTCTCTATACAACATGGGAATATCATGAGGCTATACCTTTGAGGGTGAGAGAGGTTAGTTTTGAGGGCTCAGTCTTTATTGGACAGGTTGCAACTGATTTGCATCCATTACCTTATAGGGATAAAAATTTCGATAAGTATAGCAGAATTGTGGGTTAACAATGAAAAAATGGGCATTATCAAATTTTGAATATAAGCAAGTTAAAGATATAGGTCAGCAATTGCCAGATAAAAATAAAGATAGGCAATTAAAAACTATTATTAAAGATGAGCAAAAATTAAATGATGAGTATAAAAAAGAACGTAAAGATTTAAAGGAGGAAATGAGTATTATGAAACCGATAAAACAGAAAGTAGGAGATTTACAGGACGGTTATGTTGAGCCTGCAGATGAGAAACAACTTTTAGAAAATCCTAATTGGGATGGGTTCAAGGAAAGAGAAAAGAAAATTGACCAGGAAGCCGCAAAAGATCCCTGGACTAGGGTATCAAGGCTTGCTGCAAAATTAGCACAGGATACTATTGAAAATAGATAGTAAAAGAAAAAGAGCAAAGGAGATTAGAAATGCCTACTTATGAGTATGTTTGCCCTCATTGTAATGTGGAATTTGAAAGAATTATGACAACAGGGGATGATCTTCCTAATTGTCCTAAGTGTGAGCAAAAGGTCAATAAAAAGATTACAGCCTGTAATTTTCATGTTAAGGGATCAAATAATCAGTCAATAGATAGCAAGATAGGAGCCTCAGCTGCTAAGCGGTGGCAAGAGATTCATGGAGAGCGCCAAAAAGTGGCTGATGCGATTAATAAGGCAGAGGGCAAGATAGTTGCAAAAGTTTCATCAGAGAGACCATATAGCTTGATTTCAGCGAGTGGTAAAAATGAAAAATTGAATACAAAGGGTCGAATAAAAAGAGATTTAGATGGAGAGTATATAATTGTTAATGATGGAAGAAAAACTTCTTTTACTGAAACGGTCACAAGCGGTAACCAAGAGGCTTTTAGAAGTAGTGACTACGTGGATGTTGAAAAAGAATTAAAAGATAGTTCTCCAGGCAAATCTAATAATAAGTCTGCAATAATTAAGAAGACTGAAATTAAGAAGGAAAAGGACCCAAAAATAACTATTATATCGAATGATTATTAACTTTAAATATTTCTTTAATATAAGTAATAACATAAGGGGATAACATGTTAGATGAGAATAGACTAATGCGTCTTGCTTTATCTTTGGGTTCTGCAGGAAAAGAGGATGAAAAAGAGGATACACCTCTTGATCTTCCTGATTTCGATTTAGACGAAAAAGATAAAAAAGAAGATAAAAAGGATGATATTAGTGAAGTAGGAGATATTTCTAAAGATGATGCCTTATCTGATAGTGCTGAGGATATGCTTACAGACGCAGAAGAAGGAGCTAAGGAAGAAGCTGAAAAAAATGAAGATAAAAATCCAGAGCTACCTGAAGCTGAAAAAGTTGATAACGATCAAGATGTAGTTATCCTTGGAGAGATAAGAGATGCATTGAAAGATATTGTTGAGTTAATTAAAAGACAAGGTGGTTTAGTTAAAAAGGTTAAAAGAGGATTTTAAGCAATGACAGAATTCACAAATAAATTGCAGAGGCTTGCCAGGTTATTAGTTGCCGAAGAAGACGTACCAAAATCAGAAGAAAAGCCCACAGAGAAAGATCCTTTAGATATGTCTGAAGAAGAAATTGCTGAAGAAATTGAGAGAGAAGCCGGAAAAGAATTTAATGATTATCTGAAAGAAGAAATGGATGATCTGAGAAAAGTTTATTCTCGTTTTTCAGAATTCTACGACAGGCTTGAAGGTGGAGACGCTTTAGAGTATGCCACTAGTCAAATCCTTTATAGAATAGCCAGGGCTGTAAGTAAAAAACAGGAATACTGGCGAGATGAAATAAAAGAACTATTAGGAAAAGGCAATAAGCTTTCAGAAGAAAGATTAAAAGACCTTGAAATAGAAATAGATGAATTCGATCAAACCTGGAATCCTGAAAGAGGCCAGGTCAATCTTTTATGGCAGGGTGCTGTAAGGCACGGAGATTTCACTCAAGAAATTAGAGATCTGCTTAGAAAGGAATTCAAGGGAAGACATAATTATAAAAAGAATAGAGATAAAACGATTAAACATCTAGGAGAAGAATTGGCCCTTAAAGATGAGGGTATAGATGCTCAAGGTTATATGACTCTTAGACATAGTAGCAGTATGAAGTTAGCTCATGAAAAAAGGTTATTCAAAATTGCTTATTTTATAGCGGATGAACTTGGTTTAAATGTACAAAAGTGTCAGCTTATAACTATGGGCAAAGCGATTAAGAATTTAAGATTAGCATCATCATTAAGCGGGTTACCGTATATGCATGATGACATTTTTAAAGATATAAGAGATATGTCAGAAACGCTTAAAGCGTTTGGCGAAAAAGGGGTCTATGCTTCAGCGGCATTAGATTTTGTAACAATGTCAATGAAGGAGGACTTACTTTCGTGTTCCTCCCCAGATAAGAGCTAAGAGATTAGAGAGAGAATTGCACTTGTAAACAATTCAGAAGAGAGATTAGAGGATGTATTGATTTTTTAGAGATTTGTTTTAGGGAGGAAAATTTTATGAGTATTGGTCCTTTTAGGAATTATGTTCCACCAGGAGTTTATACAGAAACTATCTTGGCCCCGTCCGATCTATCAGTATCTTTAGGTGTAAGGTTACCTGCTCTTATCGGTACAGCTGATGAAATGCTATTAAAAACAGCAGAAGAGCATATCAGAGGTAGTAGTGCAATAGTAGATAACTTGATACCTTTTGAGAATGAAAGTTCTCAATTTACAGGCACAGAGAATACTATTGTAACTAACTATTCACCTCTTGTAGATGGGAATGGTACTGGGCTTATAACTAATAATCCTGTTGATGTACAGGTTTTTGTCAATGGCGAAGATGTGTCTGTTATTCAGGTAGTTGGTGAAACAGGTGTTATACTTCTTGGAGTTATTCCAGAAGCAGGCGCGCTTGTTGAAGCTAGTTATTACATTAACAGAACTGACACTCGCATAGAAAATGAAGATGTCAGTGATCAGGTTGATGGTTTAGTTAAAGAATTTAAAGTTGCTCGTGATAGAATCACTGATGGTTCAGGCAATGGCACAGCAACTACTAATACAAGTGATGTTGCTGTATTAGTTGGTGACAAACTTATTAGTGCTGCCCCTGTTGCAGTGCAAGCAGTTGATGGTATTAATGGTACTGTTACACTGGTTAGTATTCCAGCAGTCGGTAAGGGTGTTTGGATAACTTATTATTTTAATGACTATCAAGATACTTGCGATGAGCTTTATGAAAAGAATGTTTCAAAAATTCTTTCTGTTGGTTTAACGCCAGGTGCTACAGATTATGTTGAAGGAGTAGATTATATACTCAAGGACAATAAAATCTGTTGGGGAACTGGTTTTCTATTAACCCCAGGTGTAACTGCAGTCAATTCCAGTCAGTTTGATGAAGGCGAGATTAGTGCTAATCTTGTTGACAATAAATCTTACATGGAAGAGGTTTCCGGTTTAGTTGATGATATTAATAAGGAATTTTCAGTTATATTCCCAATCACTAATGGTACTGGTACAGACAAAGCTACTGACTCTCCGAGTTTAGTAGAGGCTTATGTTGGTACAACAGTCGCAGCTGCTCTTGTAGCAGGCCCTGTTACCGTTAATGAAGTAAGCGGAGCAAATAAAACATTTGTTCTTAAAAATTCTCCGGCTTCTGGTAATAAAGTTTATCTTACTTATTGGTATAACAGAATCACTGATGATTGCTATACCATGAAAGTAACTGCTGTGGGTAATGCACCTATTGGTAAATATAATGTTTTTTCTGATGATAAGCAGAAATTTCTTGCTACTTTTATTGAAGATACATCTAGCCATAGTGTTGCAGATCCAAATTTTGGTACTGAAGGTGTTGACTGGCCGAATAGCCTTTTTGATGGCCTTACAGTTCCTGGATACTCAGTAGATGAAACACTAACTGTAACTTTTACTAGTCCGACTGAATTTACTGTAACATCTTCTGATATTTATGGAAGTAATGGCACAGGTGAAATAGGTCAGACTTATAGGGATGTGCAGACAGGAAATGCTTTATCCATTCTGACTCCTGTAACTTATTCATTCGCCCCAGGCGATACATTGGTTTTTACCATAACGGTTGCAGGTGAGTTTGAAGCAAGCAGTATTCCTAATCAACAGATTCCTGGTTTGAGAGTTTTTATTGCTACAACTACTGGTTTAGCCGTAGATAATACCGTTGCTCTTTGTACTTATAACAAGGCAGGGGCTGAACCTTCGGTTTCCGATACATATTATGTGACTTATCGTTATGCTAAAGAAAATTATGAGGCTGTTCTTATTAGCAATATGAGTCAGGTTACATTACTGTTCGGTGCTCCAGATGTAAGTAATAATCTTGCTCTTGCTGCTGAACTTGCTTTTAGGAACGGTGCAGTACAACTTGTAATGCTACAGGTTGCACGAACATCAACATCACCTGATGCTAGTTCAAGTGATTATATTGAAGCTATAGAGAGCTTAAGGTTTCCACTTTCAGGTAATTCAAGACCCGAAATCATCATACCGTTAACAACGAATGAAGACGTACAGGTTTTTACAAAGACCTATTGTGAGATCCAGAGTTCAATACAGAATAGAAATGAATGTATTGCTTACCTCGGTCATAAATCAGGAACTACGGTTGCTGAGGCTAGAACAAGGGCTGCTAATTATCACTCCAGAAGGGTAGTATTCTTTTATCCTGATACTGCGGTAATGCGCCTGGAAGATGAACTTGGTAGGAGTCACGAGGTTATTGTTGAATCTCCATTCCTTGCTGCTGCTGTGGCTGGTGTAGTTGTAAGACCAGATTACGATGTAGCTGAACCGATGACTCACAAATCGATAGTTGGTTTTTCAAGGCTTGGTAGAAAGCTTGATGAAATTGAAAAGAATGAAGTTGCAGTTGCAGGTAATACTGTGATTGAAGAAAATGATCCTTTCTTAAGGGTCAGACAGGCTCTCACAACTGATATGTCAACTGTTCTAACCAGAGAACCTACAGTTACAGCTATAACTGATGAGGTTCAAAGGTTAACCAGAGCTGTTCTTGATCGTTACATTGGTAGGAAGTACTTAGATGAACTTCATATTGATGTAGAAATGACGATAGCTTCATTACTTAGATCTCTCGTAGATTCAGAGATAATTGTGGCTTATAGAGGCATTAAGGCATTCCGTGATCCAATTGATGCGACAGTTATGAGAGTTACTGCAGAGTACTCTCCTGTATTGCCATTGAATTGGGTTGTTGTTACTTACACTGTAAGAACTACGCTAGGATAAAGGGGGTGAAACTAGATGAATACTGACAATTATGCATATCGTGCCGGGATAGCTCCTAACACTCGTGCAGTACTTTCTTCAAAGGTTAGGATATTCGCTCCAGCTTCAGGGACAGAAGGACTTGGAGGCCAGGGGGGGAACTTATTCCTTCAGGTAGGGCTTGTATCCAGTTTCGCTCATACCGATTCAAGAGGAGTAAATCCGATTAGAGGTATCGGTTTTGGTGATCAGATCGCTGAACTAGTACCTGACCCATCAGATCCTATTTCTCTTTCGGTTGAGAGAACAGCATTGTATTTGGCGAATGTTATGCAATCATTCGGATATAACGCTGGTGTAGATGGTTTTGTTAGAGCATTGAAAGATCATGCGTGGCCTTTCGATATTCGTCATGAGGTTATATTTTCAGCTATAGCAGTTGAGGATAAACATAGGGTTAAGACGAGTTTTAATCTTAATAAGACTACTCATGATCCTACTGGTAAACAATGTAGTGAATGTGAACCAGTAAACAACGAAGCTATCGTAACAATCTATCAGGGTTGCTGGATGAACTCTTATGGAGTTTCCTTTACTTCAGACACAACTCTTGTTGCAGAATCGGTGGATATAACTGTTACAGATATATTCGACCTTGACTTCAGCAGGAACGAATGTGCATGTACAGGAAATGAATTTTCATCCACACTATTTGGTAGAAATAGGGGTCATACAAATGCTTCTAGAAGTGGTTTTAATAACTTCTCTGGCAATCAGATTCCTATTACATCAAATACGAATTTAGTTTATTAATTGTTTAATAGCCAGGGGACGGTCTAGAGCCGCCCCCTGGATTAACTTAGATTAGAAATTGGAGATTAGAAATGACAGATGAGAGCAAAATTTATGATATTTTAAAAGATGTTGAATCCCTTTCCGAGATTGCAAAAATTGAAAAGAAAGTCAAAGTTGGCTCCACTCTTTTCACCATTGAGAACCTATCAGCTAAAGATGAAGCTGATGTATGGAATGGTCTTCACAAGCATGAAGGTATAGAACTTCTTGCCATTCATAGAGTGAAGATTCTTGCTTATTCTATTAGAGCAATTAACGATGTTAGGTTTAATCCTAACATGGTTATTAATTATGCGAATCCAGCTGGTGAAGAAAAAATCACAATAAGAAAACTCCTTGTAAAGAAAGTTGGAAGTTTAAAAACTCCCGTAGTGAATAAATTCTGGGATGAATATTTGGCAATGCTTGAAGAAGGTAAAAAAGATTTGCCTGAAGAATATAAATCAGAATATGACACTTTTCTTGATAGGATGCTTTTATTGGATAGATTACTTGAAAATAAAGATGATGCAGAAACAATGGCAAAGATACAGCAAATGGCTAAAACTGGAGATGTTCAGGATTTAGTTGAAGAGGAAATTGCCGCAGCAAAAGAAAAACCAGTTGGTACAATAGTTGACATGCCAAAGCCAGATAAATCGGGAGAAGTTGTAGATGAATCACCTGACGGAAAGGGAAATACCGATATCACAGAATCAGAAGAAGGATCTGGAGGCTCTACTGTTTAAGGGGTTTTTAACCTATGAGTTTTCATATGAAAAACATAAGATCGTTTTAAAGAATGTAAATCAGATTGAGCTTCGACTTATATTTGAAAATGCTTCTTATATTGATGGCGGTTCAGATTCCTTTTTAGATAATGTAGATTATTTTTCCTATTTTCTTGCCTATGCTGTTTATCGTATAAATGGAAAAAATGTTTTTCCCATCCGCAATGAAATTATTCCTAATCTTGTAAAAATGTTTTCTAGTTGGAGAAGAGAAATACTTGAAGCGGCTTTACAGCCTGTTGCAGCTCTTACAAGAAAAGAAATGGAAGTAATGGAGTTAATCAAAGATTATGTGGAGACAGGAGAATCTAGAAGTAGCTGGCTCATGCATAAAGAACTTCCTTTGAATAGCATTAGTGTTACAGGTATCCAAGGTACTGATCAAATAGGTTATGGCGATGTTCAAAAAATGTGGACTGCTTATAACCGAATGTTAGATAAAAAAGAAGAGCAGGATTTTCTCTGGTCTAATACAAAAGCAATTGTAGGTTGTTGGGCTCCTAAGGCTGTTAAAAAATGGGAGGCCATGGAAAAGGCTGAGAAAGAGAAAAAGAAGCAGGCTAAATTATTAAAGACCATTCCCAAAGATCAGCAATGGTCTCGCCCCATTGAGAGTGAAGATGATCTTCTTGAAGAATTTAATAATATGGTTATGGGGAAAAAGGATAAACATGATTCTTTCATGGATGAGTTATATGAAAATCGCCATATGCAAAAGATGGAAGAAAAAGCTGCACGTAGAAAAATGATTGATCAGGCTAAGTCTCAAAGTGAATTATATGGCGATGGCAGTGGCACATATCTTCCAGGTGAAGGCCTTCCAAATTATTGAGAAGGTTACCATCCAGAGAAAGAAACTCTTTTATATGACAAAATTGAGTTAAGAGGGAAGAAAGAATATTATCAGGAAGGTGCATTGTCTCCAGTAGATGGAGAAGATATTGTTGATATGAGAGGTGCTTTTGTTCAAGAAGAACATGATGCGGTTTCTAAATCCCAATATTTAGCTTCAGGAGCCACAAAAAATCCCAGTGATCCATTAGGGGGATTAGATGTTCATGACCCTGAGCATAGAGCAATTATAGAGCGTTTTAATCCTACAGGTATTCATGAAGAATTAGAGGATATAGCTATTACATCTGAGAATAAAGAAGTTTCTAGTTTAGGAAGTATTCAGGACCCAGAAACCTCTGAGAACTTGCGTAATAGGTTTCAACCAACTGTAGACCCCAGGGCACAAAAACAATTTGAAGAAACAGGTGAAGTTCCAGAAGGACTAATGAAAAGAGGAGTCCGAATTAAAACTACAGATTATTAATTTTCTATTAAGTAAATTCATTTAATTAATATAGTGGTTTAGGAGATAAAAATGGCAGCTGAAGTTCTTGATGTAAATCTTAAATTTGACGATACTGGAACAGTTTTTAAGGAATTAAAGACTATGGTTGCTGCTCTTTCAACTGCTGTTAAAAATGCCTCTAATACAATTAAGAAAACTAAAGAAAAAGATGAAAATGCTTCTAATGATAGACTATTGAAACAGAAGGGGCTTCAAGATTGGCTTAAAGAGGGAGGTAAAAAGGGTGGAAAAGGAAGGTTTAATGAATATGAAAAAGCACAGATAAAGGCTACAAAAAGTGGAAAAACAGCAGATCAAGCAGCGGCAAGAAATTTATTCAAAGAAATGAAATATTCATTTGAAAAGATATGGAAAGATGCAGGTACTAGAAAAGTAAAAGACGAGCTTAGTGGAAAAATAGTTGATGTTAAAGCTCCTTCACAGACACTTACTGATGAACTGATGTCTGATATTAAATTAAAAACAGAGGGCCATATAGAGGAAATACAAACAAATAGTTCACGTTATTATAAACAGATTTTTTCAGAATTATCAAATTCAAGTACAGAGTTAAAGGGGTTTAGTACGGCGCTTCAAGGAACAGGCAAAGGGTTTAATTTTTTAAAAAAGTCGCTTAAAACAGCTTTTCCTAATGTAAGTGCTAAAGTTACAGAGGGAGCGTCTGGCTTTGTAACACCTATTGGTAAAATGTTGAATAAAATAATACCAAAAGCAATTTTTACAGGAGCCGTTGGAGCTGTTGGATTGGTACTGGCTGGAATACTTGGAGCTTCTAAAGCAGCAGCTTCAATGAATAAAAGCATCTTAAATAATACTAAAGGAACTTTATTTTTAGGAAAATCTTTGACTGATTTTGAAGGTACTTATGGCCAAAAAGAAAAAGCTATAAAAGGACGTATGGCTAATTTTGCTACTCTAAGAGAAGATATTATAGAATCTGTTGGGAAAACTTATATGAGTGGTAAAGAATTTAATGAAACCCTTAAAGGAATGTCAGAATATACGACTGATGTCTATTCTGCTCTTAATAATGCAAAGAAAATAGCTGAGAGTGGAGGTTCTATCTATAAGGGGCCTATGGATATGGCTCTTACTTTTAGTCGAGCCTTGGGTGAATCAATGGATGCAATGGGTAGAACTATAGGTAAATTCAAAGAAGATTTTCAAATGAGTTTTAATGAAATAGGTGCTTCTTTTAGTAATGTAACCAGGCTCGCTGAAGTTGCTAATATACAAACTACAGCTTTTTGGGGAGCTGTAAAAGAGGCTCACAATGCTTTAATGCTTTATGGGGTATCTGTAAATAATGCATCTGAGGCTTTAGCGGCAATGGGTAGAGGAGGTATAGGACCTACAAAACTTCTTGAGACGTTCAAAGATATTAATTCAACATTTGAGAATATGAATGTTACTAGTGCAGCTGTACTTTGGAATAATAAGAAGATTAAAGATGTTGTTATAAGCGCGCATAAGGCTAACAAAGATGAATTAACGGCTAGACAAGATTCTTTAAAATTAGAAATAAAAGCAGGAAAGCTTTCTTACAAGGCTGCAATGGAGAAAGAAAAACAAATAAAACATATTGAAAGTCAGAAAAGTAGAATTGGTACTGATTTAACTCTAGCACTTGAAAAGGGTGACCCTTTTGGAATTAGAGATTTAATTAGAACTATGGGACCCAGAGGCAATTTGAGAGTTACTGCTCAATTATTTAGAAGTATGCCTGATAATATGCGTGGTGTCTCTAAAGAAATGGTTAAACAGCTTTATGGTGTATCAGAAAAAACAGCAGATGAAATGTATTTTATTATTAAAGATATGGACGCAGCTTTTGAAAGTCAGTTTAAAGGTAAAGGAGTAAGTAATGAAATAGCTAAAATTGTTGGGAAAAAGGGACCACTTACTAAAACTGAAAAAAACTTAGAAAAATGGTTAGCTGCTAATGCAGATCTTAAAAAGGTATTGGATGAAACAGGAGAAATATCGGACGCTGGTTTTGCAGATTTTAAAAAGAATTTCCCTGAATTGGCCGCAGAATTTGAAAAAGGGTTTTTAGCATTGAAAGGAGATAAAGATAAATATAATAAGGCTTTTGATGATTTTATAAAAGAAACCGCAAAAGGTGGAGAATTAAGTGATAAATTCCAAAGGCAATTGAGAGACGCTATGAAAATTACCTCTATGTCAAGAAAAGATCTTATTGAAATAGCTGGTAATTATATCTCTTATTATTTAAGAAGAATACAAATCGCAATTTCTGAACTTTATACACTAGTTAGTAATGTTGCGAAATATAGTGTACCTGCTGCTTTTAGAAAATTATTTGGAACTTCAAAAACTCCAGAGAGCAAAATGGCTGAAGAAAAAAAAGAATTTATGCAGAGACGAAGTGAAGAGGTAGATATTTCTTTAGGCAATGCTCTTGGGACTTCTGAGAAAATAAGAACTAAATTAAAAGGAAAAGGAGGACAGGAAAAAAGAATTGAAGGATTTCAGAACCTAGAAGAAAAAATGAAAAAACTATTAGGGAGGGGATATCATACAGATGAAGATAAAGAAAAAATTTATATTTATAAACAGATGATGAAGGGGGCAACAACTGATTATTTAGGTGAGGATAAAAATACAAAAACATCTATAGCAGAATTGGTTGCTGCAATGAAGGGAAAAATGTTAGGGCAAGGCCTATCGACAGAAGATATAGCAAATAGATCAAAAGATATATTGAAATTCGCAGAAGGTGCAACGGGCAGTGTTAGTGTAAAAGACTTATTAATGAGTGAAGCTTTTAAGTTTAAACCTACTAATCTTGAGGTTACAGTTATTATTGATAATAAAGATGTGACAGTTACAGCAAAAGAAGATATTAAGACTCAAACTCAGCATGGGCCGGGTATGTCGTCGGCTTTCAGATTGAATCCGTTTGGGGTTTGAAATTAATTTCAATAAAAGCTTCATCTAGGAGTTAAATAATTATGGGAGTAACATCAAGAACATTTGATCAGTATCAAGATAGAACCTGGTTATATTTTAGAATTGCAAAAAATATAAAAAGGGATTCTTTTTACCCTGAGATTTATATGCATATAAATCCTCAGAGTTTTATTGCTGCTTTTCAAAAAAGAAAATCTGAACTTAATACTAGATCTGCCTGGGTTGAACAGCATTGGGGAGACGGCCTTGATACTATAACAATTGAGGGTACGAGTCAGATGTTTATAACTGAAGAAGCTGGCATGACCAGGAAATTTAGATATGATACAACTGGTTATAAGCGGTTTCAAAAATTATTAAGTGCTTATCTTAATAATGGCACATTATTTAATAGTGATGGAACTATATATGAAAGTGGTCTTTTAGAAATGTTCTTTGATGGGAATGTTTATAAGGGGTTCTTTATAGATTTTTCAATAAATGAATCTGATACATCACCTTTTAATCTCCGTTTTGTTTTTAATTTTAAGGTACTTGAACATAAAATGGGATTAAGTGCTCGAACCTCTCATCCTTATTTGGCATTAGTTCCTGACAATTTACTTCCTGCACATTTCGGAACTTTGAATGAAGTCCAACAACATGTTCAAAGTCTTGCTGAAGCAAAGGGTGTTCAGTCATTGCCAGTCAAGAAAAATCATCATGTTATGATAATGGAGCTTTTGGATAATGATGGGGGGATGATGTTGGATGTAGATGGAAAACCGATTCCAACTCTTAATTTTTATGTAAATCCTGCTAACTTACAGATACAAAAGACAAAGAAAGTACATGAAGAATTTTTAAGAGGTGGTGTACCAGTTGAGAGACCTGCCAATATTATTGCTGAACTTTGGGGGGACAATCTTGATACATTAATGTTTTCCGGGGATGTAGCAGCTTATTATAGTTATTGTCCAGAACAACAGACTTCAAGAGGAGGCGGGATTAATGGGACGGGATTGAATCGATTAAATAGAAGATCTAGTGTGTCTTGGCATAATTTTGTCTCATTGACATCATATTATAAAAATAATGGTAATGTTTATATGGGCTATAATCCCGCTACTGATGGGGATGCAGAAAAGAAAAAAACTAAAACGCTTGGAAATATTAAACTTATTGATAGGGTTGGAGCAGTAAGGATAACTTTTGATGATTCAGTTTATATAGGTAGCTTTGATCAATTTACTTTTAATGAAACTGCGGATAAAGGTTTTTATCATAATTATGATTTTAATTTTAAGGTAAGAAGAACATTCACCAGGGGTTTTTATCAAAATGAAATTCTTGATCCTTCTGGAATAGATATGGATATGAATAGCCTTTATCAAAAAAGAATTATTCAATCCTCTGGTCGTGATGCTTAATGGTTGCAAAGACAAGAAAATTAGAACGTAGAGATTTACCGTATATCCCTAAAGAAACATTAACATTTGCTCCTGATGGCATAGTTTATATTATGACTTCACAGGAAGTTCCTCTTGAACTTCCATTTTCAATGGACCCCGAATCTAAATTTGGTGGCGAGAAAAATGAAGGTACATCATCTACGGTTAATCTTACAAATGAAATTACAAGTATAGGTACTAGTCTTAATCTTGACTCTGTGCCTGGTACAGCTAATTTTACAATTGCTACTCCTCGTAGTCAGTCGAGTCAATTTTATAAAAAGTTTTTTAGAAATGGACATCTTATACTTCAACCTATGTATGAAGTTGAAATATATCTAAAGGGTCGTTTTATAGTTAAGGGAGAAAAATCTCCAAGATACTTTCCAGTTTTCTGGGGAATAATATCAGAAGTTAATATCACTTATAACGATGGTCGTCATTATATTGATGTTTTATGTCATGATATTCTTAGAATGTTAGAGATGGTAAAGGTTAATACACAAGCAGGCCTTTTATTCCCTATTTTATTTGGGAATGTACAACCTAACCATTTTATTCATACCTTTAGAGAAAAAAATATATATCAAATTATTGAACAGATATTTGCTGTGAATGTAGAAGACCTTGTTACTCTAGGTGCCAATACGGGAAACAAATTTGCAGAGTTAAAAGAAGAGATACAGCATGAAGGCTCTGAATTATCTAATTATTGGAGTGAGAGGTTTAAAACAGTATATAGACGTTTAATAATGTTTGATCTTGATGGAGCAGCAGTTAGAGTTCAAAAAGAAGCTGGAACTGAGACAGATGTGTCTAACAATGCAGATGATCGTAGATACAATTCTTCAAAAAAAAGTGATGCTATAGATAATTCAAAATTGACACCATTTATAAAAAGAGTAGGTTTTTTTGAACATGAGCAAAAGTTTAATAAAAAAATTATAGATGAGTTAAAACCATATAATCCGATAAGGGGATTCAGTGGTTCTTGGCAGGGAGAAAGTGCGAGCCGTTTAGCAGTTGCGAGAGAGGCTGCTAAAAGTCTTCATTATGAACTTTATATGGATTCTACAGGAGATGTTATATTCAAAGCACCTTTTTATAATATGGATGTTAGAGGTATTAAATATTATGAAATAGGTGATGAAGATATAATAAGTTGGACTTTTTCTTATGCAGAGTCTCGTGTAGTCACTTGGATCAACATATATGGAAATTGGGCTTCTGAGACAGCTGAGAGTACTGAACCAACAAAACCCTACGGAATGTATGTTGATTATAAATTGGCAAGGCACTTTGGTATAAGAAGTGAACAAGTTTCTTTACCTTGGGTTAGGAACTCAACTGATGCTTTTAATATTGCTGTAGGAGAATTAGATTATCTCAATAGAGATATGTTTACTGCCAGTATGCAGATTATCGGAAGACCTGAACTTAGAATAGGTTTTCCTGTTTATATTAAATCCTGGGATACATTTTTCTATGTAAAAGGCATTAGTCATAATTTTTCTTTTGGTTCAAATTTTACAACTACTTTGACGCTTACAGCTGCAAGAAGACCTTATTATGGAAAAGGTGGGACAGAAGTACAGAATAGTAGTTTAAAGGCAAATAGTGGTTCTGTATTTTTTTCAGAAGAAGAAAAATATAAGCCTATAAAAGCGAATGCGGTATTAAGCAAAAAAACAGCAGGGTTTTTTCCAACAGAGGAAGAAAAGAAACCGACGGGAAAATCTATAAAGGGTAGTAATAATGCAAGCGCTATCGTTCCAACATACCCTAAAACACCAGAATGGCTTAAACAAGAACCTAAACGAAAATTAGATGATTATGTTACAGCTTTGGAATTTAAGCCTAATCAAGTAAATAACACAACTCCAGGCGAGGTTCGATTTCCTGAGAATGCTCCTTCAGTATTACAAGAATTTTTTAACGTTAAAGTCACTGATACGACAGGCAGCTATAAAATGGGAACTGGAACTATCAAAAAATCTTCAATAGATGAATTTCCTGTT